TATTTTTCTCGGACGCTTCTCTTCGGGTAGTTCTACTCTGAGTTTAATCACTAGTAGTCCGTTGACGAATTCAGCTCCATCAACGACAACGTGGTCTGCGAGTCGAAATGTTTCCACAAATTTCTTTGTAGTAATCCCTTTGTGAAGATACTCACGAGTATCCTCTTCAGGATTTCCCGAAATAACTAGAACACCAGGCTTTGCCTCGATATCTAGATCTTTCTTAGCATAACCACCTAGAGCAAACTCCATGGCGTATTCCGTGTCAGAATATTTGATAATATTGTGACGAGGAAAACCCTTCTCGTTGGCACCTAGTGCGGTTAGTTTTTCTATCTCATCCCATACATGGTCGAAACCAATGAAACGAGAATGGGGGAACGAAAACACTTTTGTTCGTGTATTAACCATTTGCTATCTCCTTATTAATTAAGCAAGATTGTTGTCTATCCTCCAGACAATTCTGCGAGGACAGTAATATATATAACACAAATTATCCTAAGAGTCAAGAATCTTTTAGTTCAGAATAATCAGGTAATGTGTTATTGTGCATAGGCTCGGCGTGTGGATGAAGTTCGGGTATCAATTTGAAGGGCGTTGATACATCCATTTTTTCGCTCAGTATCTTGTACTCTTCAGAATCTTTTCTTACGTAATGACACAACATCATCAACTGCCAACCTGCGGGATGTTCTTTTCTGCCATGCACCATGTTCACACCGTCATAGACCAGACCATAGCCTACGGGTATATCATAGTCAACACCCTCTACGGTCAGCGGCGTAGGCTTTTCTAGTTTACCACCAAATCCACATGTAATGCTCGCTGAGATTTGACAGTGATGATAGTCTTTGTGATCATAGAGGATATATCCAGGTCCCATCACTCGCCAGAACACCGTAGTAGGATACAGTTCAAAGCCACAAGTTTCTTCCATTATCTTGTGCTTTGCAAGACCCCAGTCCAGAATCCATGGCTCACGATTGCCTTGACATTTCTGTCTTGCCTCTGGACTCAAGTTGTTATAATTAGGACTTTGAGTCATCACAGCGAGTTCTTGAATATAATTTGAAAGGAATTGGCATGCCCACTCACATTCTTGTGCAGTAGCCATTGGTATTACTTGAGGTTTCATACGTATGTGCTAGGGTCCGGGTCTTGTTCTACACCAAAAGAAAAGGTGAGTCTTGATGAAGATGTTGTAATTTCATGATGTGTGCCACGTGGTATAAAAACCCAGTCGCCTGGCGAAAAGAGAATGGGATTTTCAGCGAAGTTGGTCTTCTCAACCCTGAGTTCAATATTACCTAGACCTTGCACCAGAATCACGTCCATGCCATCTTTGTGCCAAGGATAACTAAAGTTTTGTGAACCCATGCCTATGAAAGAGATGCACGTATTGTTGTTTTGAGGAAATAACTCGTTCATTTCTGCTATGAGTTCATGACCAAACTTAGGAAAACTACCACGTGTGTGAGAGGCGTTCAGAGAGACTCTGTACTTGCCTTCATTCATGTCCAGTAGTTTTTCGGGATGAGTATCTAGAAACTGTATTGCTTCTGACCAGCCATAGTTAAATCTGACATGTCCAAAGAACGGTGTCTTTGATCTAATCTGGTCTAGAGAATCACGAAGTCCAATCACTTATTGCCTATATTATACTTGGGACACAATTCCCAATCATGCTTTTCTTTGTGTGAAATAATCTTAATCTGTCTCAATGGAGCACACTCACTCATTTGACTCTTATCTAGAATCTGAATCAAACCCCAGTCGGACAACAACTGAGTAATGGTGTTCCGTCTGAGAATGTCATTCTCTTCTAGGTTTGATTTTTTACCATCTAGCAAGAACAATTCTTTGAAGTGCACAATGAAGTATCTGCCTTGCTTGTGCAGAATATGACACGACTGAAACAATTTGTTTTCTTTCCTGCTGGCAACACCCATGCGAGTGAGAGTCTCACGCACCTTCAGAAAATCATCAGGTTCGTTGAGAGTCACTTCAAGCATCTGAGCAGGCGACCATAAATTATTTTCTTCCACCTTTACTAATCCTTATTCTTATATCGTTAAGGTTGTCGGAGGAGAGTATAGTTAGGGCTTGTTTTGCTTTATCGTTGCTATAACCATAATACTCTTTTACAACATCCAAATCACTCACGATCTCTGGTTTGATCCACTTAGAGAATCGTTTACGTTTTCTTACAATATTTATAAGAAAATCAAATTGAAGTTTGTTATCCAGAACATGATATTGGTTCATAGCATTTGCAACGGCTACAGTGTCTTGAAAATAGGACAGCGAACGATTTGTCATGTACGGCAAATATGCTTTCTCTGACTCCTCGTCCACTATCATATTTTTCTTGCTGTAGTTTATGGCGGTGACATAATCAAACGGGCTACTCATTTGAACTCCACACCAGCCATAATCTCTGTCATACAGGCAACCACGTTCAACTCGTGATCTGCCACAAACGCGGCTTTGTATTGATACTCTGCAAGAATAAGCACCAGTTGCGGTATGCTCTGTTGCTCTACTCGCTCATTCATACTGTCATATAGAGATCTGAATATGGCAGAAGTATCAACGTCAACGTTGTTTGCAACCCAACCTCTCATCGTCTTGAAGTTTTTACCCTTCAGTGCGTCAAACAAAACATCATAGTTGTGTGCAGAGACACCCGTGGTGATCTCAACACCACCCATAGTAGCGCGTTGAAGTTCATTAATGACTCGCCGCCAGTCGGGAGCGTATCGCATAATGAGTTCAGCAATGCCTTGCTTTGAAACACCATTGACAGGAGAACCTTCTTCTTTCAGAATATACAACACTCGTTGCATCATCTGTTCGCACAAGGCTTGCATGTCTTTCTTAGATGTATTGAATTCATATACGCCACACCGTGAGTGGAGTGGTTCAATGATACGATTCTTGAAGTTACAGGTTAGAATGAATCGGCAGTTATCTGAAAACTCTTCAATGAACCCACGCAATGCAGGTTGCGTTGACTGAGGATTCAGATAGTCTGCCTCATCAAGTATGACAATTTTGTAGCCACCCTGTAATGAAACGGTAGATGCAAATCGCTTGATCTTACCGCGAAGGGTGTCAATGTTCCCTTCTTCAGATCCGTTTACTACAATGTAATCAAATCCTAGTTCATTACAGATCGCCTTGGCTACAGTTGTTTTACCTAAGCCGGCAGTACCAGTGAACAACATATTAGGTATGTTGCCAGTTTTTATAAACTCACTGAACGTGTCTTTTAATGCTTGTGGTAAAATGGTATCTGCGATAGTCGCAGGACGATATTTCTCAACCCAGAGGAATTCCTCTTTCATTCACTTGCCTCATAATATAAATTTATTTTCAGTCTTCTTCAGAATTAGACTGTTCAGTTTCTACCATCTGGATCAAAGCCACACTCTGATCTCTCAACTGACCGATTGTCGCAAGTTCTTCACCACGGAAGCCACCTCGTGCGGCTACGGTGTCAATCACAGCCACTGTGCTTCGGGTGACACGATTCACCAGATCAATCATTTCTTCGTTTACATCACTCATATTTACGCTCCATACGTGCTAGTTTTTTCCAATGCCACCCAGTATTGGATCTCGGTGTCTCTGTTCACAAAATGTGAAATTAGTTTTGATGAAATCGCAACATCATAATCACCATCAATCATCTTCAAGTTAGAGATGTTGAATACAAAGTTGAAATCAGGACTATCAAAAGTGCCGTCAACATCAATGGAGAATGCGTTGGACGTTCCATCGTTGTTATCTATAACACTACAACAAACCACATTGTCTTTGACAGACACAGACATCTCAGTATGCCCTAGAACAGATGCCGCTCGCTTGATGCGTGATAGTGTTTCACGATCTAAAGTAAACTTTACCTCTGCTTCGGGCATGATAACATCATTAGAAGGCGATGTCAACATGTCGGGATCAGAAAAGAAGTATTTAATTCGTGATCGTCCACTACCATCAGCGATGGTGACATAGTTGTCTTCAAACGCAAGACGCGGTGAATCTAACAGGCTGATTGTAGAGAGAAACTCATTGAGATCGTAGATACCAAACTTCTGAGGAAAGTTAACGTCAAGCGAGGTGGTACTCACGACATTTTTGGCTTCTGATACAGTCTTCACGACATTACCAGAGTTGATAACAATGTTTGAGTTTATTGAAGCGAAGTTCTTCAAAATCTCAAGTGTGCTGGCATTAAGTTCCATAATATATTCCTTGCATTTTAATGCGGGTTAATTTACACTTATTATACACTTTTCTGCAGGTAAAGTCAAGCAACCTTTGAAAAGTTTTTGTGCTTGATAAACTCAATCTTACGATCAAATTTATTATCAAGAAGTTCACCTTTGTGTGAGATGATAAACACATTGGTGTCATTGTCTATTGTGTCCAGAATCTTGAGTAGATTCTCAACGCCATCCGCATCGAGAGAACTGTCAAAAGTCTCATCAAGAATCAGTAGGTTGGTGGCGATACTGTTCTTCATCTTAGCAACCTGCCTCCAAGTAAACAAAAGTGCTAAGTCGATGCGTTGCTTTTCACCCTCGGAGAAACTGTCATAGGAGAATGCATCACGGTGGCGTGACCGAATAGTCTCCTTGAATGCCTCATCTAGATCAAAGTGGACATAGAAGTCTAGCACTTGTAAGTACTGGTTAGTCAACTGATTAATGATCGGCAAATATTGTTTGATGATCTTGGTTTTAATACCGGTGTCTTTTAGCAGTTCGGTAATGACGTTGTTGTACTCGCGTTGCTCTGCCAGTTCTAGTCGTTGGTTCGTAAGATCATCTTTCTTACTTTCTTCATTTGATAGAAGATCTGATGCGGCGGACATGCTATGTACACCTGAGTCAAGTTCGGATAGGTCACTCTGTAAAGTACTAAGTCGTTGCTGAGTCCAAGTGATTTTTTCTCGCAGGGTGTTGATTTGCGCAATCTTATTGTTCTCGGCATCAATATCCGATCTAAGAATGTTTTTCTCATGCTCTAACTCTCCGACTTTGGTTTCGGCTTCTGTTCTCGCTCGCTCCAATTCATCCCACTTGTTCTTGGCGTTCTGTACCTTATCCAATCTGAAGGAGGTTTCAATGGTTTGTTGACAGGTGGGGCAGTCTTCGTTGTCTTCATAAAACTTAATCTCTTTATTAGAGGCTTTCTGCTTAGAGTTAAACTGAAAGACATACTTACCAATCTCATTGATTTTACTGTCAAGACCTTTCTGTCGCTCTTGAAGGGTTAGCAAGTGGGCATTGTCAAAATCAATGACTTGGGCTTGTAGGCGGGCCAACTCTGAACTCTCTTCAGCAATCTGGTCTAACTTTTCTTGTCTGGCAGATTCAGAGATTTTTTTCAATTCACAGAGATGTCTCTTCTGTGAGTCTATCTTCGTCTGAACCAACTGTAATTCATGCGTGTTGCCAGAGATAGATTCTTTGAGTACCGAAGTCTTTTCTTTAAGAATGGTATTCATCTTAGAAAACACATTGATATCCAAAAGATCTTCAATGACTTCACGACGATGTGATGCGGCTAGTTGCATGAACGGAATGAACGATGAACTGCCCAACACAACAATCTGGTGAAATGTCTTGTGGTTCAGTTTCAGAATATTTTGCTCAAGGACTTTCTGATACTCCTTGGCGTGTGAGTTCTGATTGATCATGGTGTCATCCTGGTATATCTCAAAGATATTAGGTTTCAAACCACGTACAACTTTATAACGAGCACCGGCGACGGTAAACTCAACTTCAACAACCGTCCCTTTGTTGTTGACACTATTCACCAATTGAATTTTATTGATGTTACGATGCGCTTTTCCAAAGAGAGCAAAAGATAACGCATCTAGCATAGTGGATTTACCAGAACCATTTTGACCTACCACGAGCGTAGTAGCAGTTTCCTGAAGATTTAGGTTCGTAAAACTGTCGCCGGTGCTTAAAAAGTTTTTGTATTTCAACGAGTGAAATGTTATCATGCAATTTCCAAACTCTGTGCTTCAATCATAAGTTCACGTACTTGACTCTTGATACGTTCTTTGTTCAAGTCTGTATCTACAGCATCAATATAAGTATACAACAAATCATCCGTAGAGTCAATGTTTATTTTATCATCATCAACTTGCTTACCCGCAAAGTCTTGGAAGTTCTCTGCAATCTGTAAGCCATGAATCTTTCTCATGTTGATCCGATCAATGAACTTCTCAAACTCTTGTGGCTTGGTCTTGTTGATCACAATGACCTTCACAAACTTATCATCAAGATTTGATACATTGCGAAGTGCCTGTTGCTGTTTGGTGTCATCGTAAAGAATCTTCTCAAACAAGGTGATAGGATTCTCAACAGGGGTCAGTTCACGAGTCTCGGTGTCCAACACATGGAAATATTTCCTGTCATTGGCATCTGACCAGAAGAATTCCATTTGACTACCAAGATAGTGGATGTTATTCTGAGAACTTTTCGTGTGAAAGTGACCTGACAACACCATATCAAAACGTCTGAATGCGTCTGCGGACATGCCATCAGAACATGGTATGCCTTTCTGCATCTCAAAGCCGCTGAGTTCTAAGTGTGCACCCACAACATCTGCCTTACAAGTATTCAAAAAGAATTTTGTCTTCTCTTCATTCTCTGGATTGATCCAAGGTATGAGAGCGATAGGCATACCATCATAGTCTACCACCTCAGGCTTCTCAATGATGCGTACCTCGTTCATATAGTGACCGAGTAGTTCTTTGAGAGCGTTTAACTTATTGGTGTTTTTGTAGTAAACATCATGATTACCTGGAATGATATCCATGTGAATATTACGATCCCTAAGAACGTCAAGGAATATACGGCGGTTGTGGTTAAGTGCTTTAAAATTAATTGAAGTGCGGTTTTCATAGTAGTCACCTAGATGCAGTATCTTCTTGATGCCATGCTTTTCAAGATAAGGAAAGAATACATCACGGTAGAACTTCTCTTGATAGTCCATAAAGATCTCGGAACTATTACGAATACCCGCATGAGTGTCGTTCAGGATTGCTACCTTCATGATTGCATAAACTCCGACAGATCGGAATCAGCATTTCGGGCGCGCTTCTTCTTGACCTTCTTACTATAGTCCTTGATATCTTTATCATGGTCTTTTACCAGATCAATTCGTTCACGCAATTCATCAACAAACGCCTGTGTCTGTCGTGAAGCCTGGTCATTATCTATCTCTTCTGCTACAACGAGTTCTAAGCCACTCTCGGACAAATATTTTAACTTTATGTCTTGTTGCTTCTTTTCTTTCTCAATGCGGCGTAGGAAAGCGTACCATGCGATCTGAGTGAAGTAAGCAAACGCATTGGGTTTCCCTGTACGTGTTGCTTTGTCAATGTTATAGTTCTCAATTGCCTTGAGACAATTTTCAACAGCATCCATCACCATCTCTTCACGATAAGTGTACCGAACAAAGTTTGCCTTGTGTGATAGACCCTCGCTGATCTTGAGAAAACATCTTGCAATGTAATCCGTGACCACGGGCTTGGGTTTGTCTGTTTCTTTAGCGGCTCTTGCCAGTTTAACATAGTCTACAACTGCTTGTGAGAAATCCGCGTTATTAACGTAATGGGGTTTTTCTTTTGGTTTCATGTACACCTCTCGCATGTGAATCATTATTATACAGTAAAAAATTTCTCAAGTCAACACTTGACAAATACAAATTTTTATGTTAAACTAGAGCATCGCTCGCAGGGGAACAGAGTATATACAATTAATGGACAATGGACAGAGTATATACAATTAATGGACAGTTAATGGATAGTATCATCTCTAAATGGAAATGGTATAACGTTACTGGGTGTGCTGGGTTTATTTTTCTCACTGGTACCATCTTTATTTTTTTCTATAAGTTTTGCCATGGCATCTGTAATGCGACGAAGGCCTTCTAACTTATCTTTTCTGTATTCTTCCACGCGTTCCTTTGCAACTGCAAAACAGTCTTGTATGGCAACATTGTATTGATCTATTAGATAATCACGTGGTCTATTCACTGAAATGATATGATCACTGTTAATGATTATGAAATCATTTTCATCTTCTAAAAAATTAATGAATGGTCTGAAAGCATACATTCTATCACCACCATCATACTCAAAATTAATAATCGTCATAGCATTCCTAGCAATCAATTGATTATCTGACTCTGAAGGCCATTCCAGCACTTCACAAACGACTTCACTACCGTTAGATAATTTGAATTGCGCTAGTTCTTTATTCTGTTTCATACTGATCAGTCCAAGGAAACTTTTCTAACGGTGGATTTTTGAATATGCTATGCATTGCATACTCCAGTGTACATTCTTTTTCTGCTAGTTCTTTTATATATACTTTCCTAGGACCCTTCAAATGAGCAAACTTACCTTGCAATGTGCTTCTTTGAAATGCTTCAGAAACCATCCATTGGCGAGTAGCATCCTTTGTTCTGAGAGTTTTACCTGTATACGTAGTCTCTTCTTTCATGATGCGATAGACTGCATTGAACGTTCCAATGTCATGCCACATATCTAACTTAAATACGTTATTAGAAAAGTACATCTCTTGCCACATATTCATAAACGTTTGTATATAAGGATGTTTTACATTAAATGCAATCCAACCATTCTCACTTGATTCTTTTCTATCCAAGTATGTAAACACATCATTATCATGAGGTAGTCTGGAGTGCAACCATTCATCATCATACTCTTCTAATTGTACGACATCACAATCTAACCACACCACATGAGTCACATCACTCTCTATGTTGTCTAGTATATGCTCTATGATTGATTGTGGTTTGTGTGAGAATTTATCCCACCAATGGTCAAATTTATCAATCATTATTTGTGAGTTAGAATTTCTCCAGTCTTGCCAACGTTGGTGTCGTGTTCCTTTTCCTTCCTCGTAATGAAACACGCGCCCTTGCCACGTATCTGTGGCCACACGAGCATATGAATGCCACATCGAGTCATTCCAACAAGTGATGAAATCTACTTTCAAAGGACTACTTTAGAGACTTTGCTTTTGAATTGTTCGGCGTTATATATTTTTATTCTTTCTACACTATGCCGTAACGTGAAGTTGGGTTTACCTTTACTTTTTAGATCATCCGCGATGTCGTAGAGGTTTGTCGTTCTGCCATCATCTGACAATCGTAAACCTCTACCAATGGATTGTAGCACCCTGATTTGCGATTTGCTGGGAGATGCGAATATGATGTTGTGTATGTTCTTAATGTTAATACCAGTACTAAAGGTACCAAGACTAGCAAGGGTAATAGAATCTGTTTGCGACTCAATGATAGCACGAACTGCCTCTCTATCTGTTGTTTTTGTTTCACCACTCACATAAAATAATTTTCTTCCTTCGGGTATCTTGTCCTCTATCATATCTCTTAGAACTTTGCCATGCTTGTCTACGAGATTGAAGAGTACGAGAGTATTACCGTCAAGACTGAGAGCGAGATTACGTATAAAGTTATTGCGCTTGTTGTGTGATACCAGGAAGTCAATTTCCTCTTGATACGTGCAACCATGAAGTCTATCTCCATCTTCTTTTAAATGTTGTAAAAGTATAATGTCAATGTCTAGACTGGCAAGTTGCTTTTTTTCCTGGAGTGTCGCGGTTGTCGTTACTCTATGGACTGGACCAAACAGACCTTCAAGCACCAGTTTATGAACCTGAGTGCCATCTAATGTACCTGTTGTGCCAAATCTATACTCTGCATTGTAGGACTTGTTCATAATAGAGGACAACGACTTAGATTTAAAGCCGTGTACCTCATCACCAAAAATGCATCCAAAATCTTCAAACCATAACGGGCTGAGTTTATAGATAGACTGCCATGTGGTGATGATTATTCGCTTATTTGTTTCTTTATCTTTACCACTGTATATTTTATGAAACATATCCGAGTCAAAACCATAGTCGGTAAAGTCTTTTGCCATCTGTTCAACCAAAGATGTTGTAGGAACAATAAGCAAAATTTTCCTATCATGATTCTCAAGATACCACCGCATCAACATGTAAATGATAAGTGACTTACCACTACCGGTAGGTGATATCAGAATAGATCGTTTGAATTTAATCGCATGACACACAGCATCATACTGATAGTCTCGTGGTGCAAATGGAAGTCCGAGAGTGGATATCCACTTCATCGTTTCCATGTGATTTACTTTGTTTATAGTCTGAGGTACACCATAAGGACCATCTTCTACGTGAATGCCATATCCACGTTCCATACAAAACTTCTTGATGCTCCAATACAGACCCGCATTGATCTCGCCGTTGGTACGATTGAGCATACGAATCTTACCATCCCAGCGGCGCGCTTTGACCGCTGGCATAAACTTAGCACCAGGTACCTCAAACGTGTAGTACTCGGATAACTCAGATGCCACCGAAGGCTCGCAGTCAGTTAACTGAAGCATTGCGTGATCTTTTAATCTGAATTTAATTTCTTGCAATTAGAACCCCGCTTCAAACTGTTTCCATCTGATGATGTTACCTACAGTTTGATGCCTCCACTTGAGATTATCAACGATTTCCTTTAGTGTATCTATCACGGTCTTTAAGTATTCAATTTTGGCTTCACTCGCAACAAGATCTGGATCAGCCTCAACGAAGTGCTCCATGTCACCCTTTAGAATCTTCAGACCATCAAACGGGTCATGAGTCCAACCCTGTGCTTCAATCTCTTCTTGAGACAACTTTCCGTTGAACCAAAGCCACTTGTACTTCATCAATTCTTTCTGTTTAAACTCGGCGTCTTTGAGTTTTAGTTTCGCTTTAGACAACAGACCAAGATACTTGGCATGAAGTTCAGGCGTTTGTTGACTAGAAATATCTAGGGAATTAGGATCAATTCGGCAGTCTTTCTGCCACGCATCCAATATTTGTTCTAATGTCATAATGTAAACTCAAGGTAAGGTATTGCATATTATATCACAAAAACTCAAAGTAATCAAACGAAAACGACATAGGACATGTAATAAAAGTCTCTTCGTTAGATGCGTTAAACTGGACATCACCTAACGCGGTAGGGAATGCGTTAACGTACTTAAACTCACGATTCTTGTTGTTCGCACTGGTAAGAACCGCGATCTGGATGTCACAGTAATCAGACAAACTACCGTCTTTAAACGATGATAGTTTGTGCTTGGTCTCTACCATGTTCTCCATCCAAGTATATATCTCTCGGTAAACTTCCATGTTTTCATCAAGCAACACGTCCATTGCAAGAGAGGCAAACTCAATCTGATCACCAATAAATGGTACGCCAGCGATTCTAGATCGCCCTATTTTGGTATCGCCAATTTCCATACTGGGATGCTGAACAGATTGAGCCATAAAAGAGAGATATGGAAATCTCTCCTTGTTGATAACAACACGAAAGCCCGTGGGCTGTAACAGGTTGGTTTGGCAATAATCTTTCATAGAAATCTCTGGGTTAATTGTATTATTTATACTAAGTGAAAGTATGTATACCTATAATAATACCCAGAGATGCGCCTACACCAACCATCAACTTACCGAAATCTTTTGCGATGATCGGATATGCCTTTGAAGGCACGTTGTTAGCAAACGTCTGTATCGCAAGTTCACGTCCACTTAACAGACCAATGAATACCCAAGTCGTTGACATCGGAATGTTGTTGTACTGCTTGAAGTAGAACAGAATGATCAGGTAGATCAGATCAATCAGTGTCGCACTCTTCACGTATTGTGTGCTAGTCTTTTGTCGCACGATCTGTTGGATCTTACCACCCTGTTCTTGGAACATAAACCCAAGACCAGCAACAAACAATGCTGAGATACCGACAAGCAGTTCCGCAGAGATCTCACGAGGCAAGAACACTGCGATGTTTGCCATGTCGTGTGACAACCACGTCCACCACAACCATCCAGTAACGACCCACTGTGCGACTCTCCATTGCGTGTCACTACCACCAAGATTGACATTGCTCATGTACTTGGTGACGATTGCCCACAATGCGTATGCACTCACTGCGGCAACACCATATCCTGCAAAGGATTTGACTAGCATTTTCTCTAGTACGAATGTTGATGCAAATGCTGAGAGTACGAGGAATGATGTACTTACGGGTACACCTATGCGGGTGAGTAGGAGAAGAACTGCGGGTGCGGCCGCATGATACCATTGCGGATCCAGATAAGGAATTTTATCTAGTCGTCCATACGATATATCGCCGTACATTCCCCAACCATACCAGAGTGCAAAAACAAGAACAGTACTTGCACCTGCCCAAAGATATTGCCACTTGACTTGACGATTACTCGCCATCCATGTACCAAGGGTTTGAATAGAATCGTTCGCAAGAACGGAGTAAGAAGCAAGACTAAATCCAAGCATAGTCCAAACAAGAGTCATTGTGTCCATCAGAAATTATACCTTATTTCGGTTTCGAGTTTTTCGCTTTGATCTTTCAATTCAAACTTACCCTTGAAAGTCCAGTTATCTATCTTCCATTTATAACCTGCTTCGGCACTGATCTTCTCATCAGTCATCGCACCTGCTTCAAAATAAAGGTTGTTATCCCATTTGTATCCTAGACGCAAATGTTCTTGATGGGTGTGACGTACAGTGTTGTCTTCACGCTTGTACTCGATGTACGGGGACGCATGAGTTTTGTGGTGGGCATTCAATATGATGAAGATGGATACAAATCCGATGAACATACGCATAACTTAACTACCTTTTGATTTTCGTTATATTTATTTAACAAAAAAGGTAGTTAAATTGTGTTAAGATTTGATCAATCTTTTATTATGGTTTTATTAAACAAAAAAAAGGGCGCCGAAGCGCCCTCAAAATGATCACTAAAGTGATTCTTTTTATTTACCGATTTACGCGAGGATGTTGTCAACGCGGAAGATACGGTAGTACTGGTTAGCACGAGCGCTTCCCAGACCTTCGTTCAGTGCTGAACCACCTTCTGAGTAAGGATTGCTTACCATGCCGTAACGGGTCTTGAAGCCGATCCGTGGCTGGAAGTCATTCTCACCAACTGCACGTACCATCTGGAGAGGTACGTATGGGCAGTAGAATAAACCTGCATCAAACGTGTTAGAACCTTTATAACCAACAGTAGCATAATCGTGAACTGCATAAGGATCAACGTATACTTTCATACCACTCTTAGTAGTACCAGCGAAAGTATTACCAGCGTTATCAACTGCAAGAGCTGCACCTGAATCGATAGCTGAACCATAAGCCAATACACCAGCAGCTGACAAAGCAGCAGCAACTGAGCTTGAGCAGATGATGTAGTTACCTTTACCACGGCGAGTTTCTTTAGCAATGATATTAGCTTCCTGTTCTAGACGGAAAGAAATACCTTGGAATTGCTCAGCTTGCCAACGGCCATTACCGGCATCCGCACCAGTACCAACAGCAAGTAAACCGTTAGTACCACCAGTAGTACCAGTTTTAGCAGTTTCGTTAATGTTACGAATAACTTCACGGTTGATTTCACCAAGAATTTCAGCAGAAAGGATATTAGCCAATTCAGCTTCAG